TTGCGCCAGAAAAGGTTACTGTATTTCCACTTGTATATCCTGTACCAGCAGAGGTAATGCTAACGTCTGTTACTGTAGCAGAGCCGACAGCACCAGTAGTTGTTATACTAACAGTTAAACCTACACCAGAACCAGTTGTAGCACTTTGAATAACCCCAGTAGTAGTTGTTGGGTTTTTATTTGTTGGATTCGTAGTTATATTGCTTGTTAAGTTAACATTAAAATCACTAACAAATAAGCTAGAAATATTTTGATTTGGAGAAGTTCCTTCTATGGTTATCGATATGTAAGCATCGATTCCGTCACCGCTAGTCGTCCAGCCAGCAGATCCTACCTGCTCAATGTATGTTCCAGAAGGTTTAACAATTACAAGTGGCTGAGTAGTTATTAAAAGCTCACTTCTTACCTCTAAAGGGTATTGGCTTGTTTTTCCTGGGGATAATATATTCTTAGATAATCGAGGAGCATTCCAAGGGAAGTACCTTAACACTGAAATATTATCCTCATTCGTATAATAAGTGGAATCTGATATTGCAGAATTAACATTTATTTTTCTAGGCTGATTCCTATTATCTGTAAAAAATAATAAATCTTCTAGTAAATTTACAGCAAGTATACGCTTTGTTTTGCTAAAGTTTAAAAAACTCCCCGATACTAAGGTAGTTGAGGTGTTAGTCTTAATATCATACATGCATATGTAATGACTAGAGGCTGGTGAAGCAAAGTTTGACACGCCTTCAGGAGATGGGTCATTCCAGTTCGTTACAAACAAAAACATTCTATCTAATATCTTATCTGAAAATAAGCCTACTATCTCTAAATTCTCTCCAATTCAATTAAGATTAGTTAATAATGTATTACCCTCAACATTTTGAAGCAACCCTGATTCTCCACCTTCAGAATTTAATACTGTAGCGTTCCTTGCGTCTATGTACTGTGTACTAGGGATTAATCTAGGGCTAAGATCTTTATTCATCTTAGAGCCTGTAAATTGATTATTAGCTTCTGGCATATTTTAAGATTTTATCCATTTAGATTTACCTCTCATAACTTGAACTATCTCACCTAGCTTTATGTTAGACAGCCTTATTTTTGCGTTTCTAAGTTTAGCACTTCGTTCTCGTCTTAATCTATTAACAACGTATTCTGGCTGATTGATTCTACTGGCTATTATTGCGTGGCTTATATGGCTGTACATAGCGTCCTCTATCATCTTGGGAACCCTAGTGTCCAAGTCGTATGCTAGACCGTCAGAAATGTACTCTATGGTTATCATAACGTCCTTTAAATTGCTTGAAAAGGTGAATACGCCTCTAACCTCATCGATACCAAACCACCCGTTTCTTTGTGTAAGTTGAGGCTCTAGACCATATCTCTGTCCGTTTACGCCACCCCAAAAACTATCTCAATAATCTCTATCAAAATCAAAACCTTGATTTAGCTGTGTGTTACTAAAAGTTCCTGATATTATGCTAGCATTAGCTTTTCTCCACCTCTGTACTGTTTCAGGTGGATCAGTTTCTATATTCTCACCAAATCCATCTTGCACTGGGACTCCTTTATTGTCTTGCTCTAATGCTTGAGCTGGGATTATAGTTAAGTTATTGTTCGGGTATATTATTCTTTTAACACCTAAGTTGTCTATCCAAGATAACCTAACGTAATTAACGTAATCCTGTGGTATTATAGCTGTTAGGCTAGGTGACATAGTTAGCTCCTGAGACTTAATACTTTTTAACGTATCGTAGCTAAACTCTTGCATACCACGTTTAGCATGAAATATAATGTCTGTTCTTTTAGCACTAAGTATTAGTTTGCCAGCACCAACATATGCAACCATAAAGTTATTGATTATATCATTAAGGCTAGTGTATTGATAACCACCATAGTTAAACCTTAAAGCATTTGTGCTTAGGGTAATTAAAATTACCGCTAAATTAGCAGGTGCAACATTAAATTTTATAATGTTGTTTGCCATAGTGAATGTACCAGGTGCAAGACCATTTACAGTTACCGTATAGTTTGCATTAGAAGCACCAACAACAGCGTTAGCTAAGTCTGTGTTAAAATTACAAACAAATGATAACGTAACACCATCACCTATAAAGCCTTGCTGACCTGAATAATACTGAGCATTAGTTTCGGTTATTAAACCACCATTTGGATTTGGCATATCTTATCTTTTTGAGTTGTTTTCTTCTTGCTGGATTTGAGAAGCAGCAACTTGAATAATCTGAGGATCTTTTACTACAACACCGAAGTAGAATAAAGTTTTTAATATAAAACTTGTCTGTTCCGATACGTCTAGTTCTATTTGAGTTGAGCCATAAGTGCTATTAGAGTTAAAATTAGAATCTTGTAACGTCACCTCCAAACTACCACCTACACCACCGCCAAAACTTGCACTAGAAAAAGTTACTGTATCTGCACTTACGTATCCCGTACCAGCAGAGGTGATACTAACATCTGTTACTGTGGCAGATCCAGCAGCACCAATAGTTGTTATACTAACAGTTAAGCCCACCCCAGAGCCAGTCGTAGTACTTTGGACGACCCCAGTAGTAATCGCTGGGTCTTTGTCTGTTGGATTCACGCCTGTTATACTACCTGTTAGCGTTCCAGAGCCAGTGTTTAATAGTAATGGCCCGTATACGGTAGGGTCATAAACATACTGTCCTACAGTTCCAATTGAATAACCCCACCTAGGGTCTATTGGCTTTCTTAAGAAGTCACAGTTTATATTACTAATAATAGTATCAGGCTTTACGAATAACCTTTCATTTTCTAGTAAATAAGTTGGGAATGTTTCTGTTGATTTTGTTAATGGAGATTTTTGAATGTTATAAAAATCCATTCTTTGAAGTCTTTGGAGTTCGACTTGTTCTTTGTAGTTAACAACACCTAGCCTGTAAAGCTCTACGGTATTATTAAAAACGTCAGTAGTAGGCAATGTAAAATGAGCAGGAGTTGGGGCAGCAGCGGCTACATAAGCAGCAGGCCCTGATGTTTTAAATATAGAAAGGTGCTCATCAATAGCAGCAACTCTATCTGCGTAATCTGTATCTGTCTGAGGTATACGAAGTTGCTGGTTTAAATCTTCGCCATACTGTTCAAATGTTTCTAGCTGAACCTGTGTGGCAATTTTATTAAACTCATCTGGAGTTACATAGCCCCTCTCTTCCTTGTTGAGTATTAATAATACAGTCTTGTATACCGTATTCACGTTTATTGCCATATTATTTTGTGTTTTATTTATAAAGGTGAGCCAACATTAAGTCAGCCCACCACTATAAATTATAGTTACATATTAAGAGAATTTTTTCTCTATACTTTTATACACTAACATTCCTTCATCAGTTTTAAACCAACTAGCTAATGCCGAGTAAGGGTGTTCGTCAAAAGGAACTTCCATTAGCTTTCTGCCGTTGATTACCCATTTGAATGTTTTTTGATCTGAAGACAATGCTATTATTCCGGCCTCAGCAGCTCTAATACCAAAGCTTCTTAGCTCAACATTCTCATCTTGTGCTAAACTTATAAATAAAGCTGGATTGCTTTTAGCTAATAACATCAAATCTCTTTTAAGTTCCTTACTGCTCATTGTAGATACAGCACTACCTAATTCTGTTCTTAGTATTGCTTCAGCATGCTCTAACTCAAGTGTGTTAGCAAGATTTAATGCTTCTATCTCAAGCTGAATGTCATCCAGCTGATTTACAGCGTTTGCAACCTCATCTTGTTCTTTATACGTTAAACCTCTCTGAGGGTGATATAAAGATAATAGCTTTTGTAAGTTTTGCTTATTCTTAGGAACCATTAATACTCCTTGTATAAATACAATATGTGCAAGAGTTACAGGGCCTTTTTGTTCATCTACAAATGTTGATAATTGATTTGTAGCGTACCTTAACTCTCTTTCATATCCTAGTTTCTCGTCAAAATACATCATAGGATGTAATTCTGAATGCTTACTAGCTAATGTCATTGTTAGTGGGCTTTTATTGTGAGAAAGATAGTATCTTCTGTCCTTCAGTTCCCAAGTGTCTTTTGTTTTTTCTTTTGCTTTCATAAAATATAATATAATAAATAAATAAAAAAAATAAAACTTAGGGCCACAAAGCGTGACCCCAAGTAATATTTATTGCTTATAATTAAGCTGCTGTGAATAACACGAAGTTATTAGCTGCTTGAGTTACTAAACATCTCTCAGATAAGAAACTTACTTCCATCTTATCAAAAGTAGAAGTAGCTGCTCCACCAACAGAACCAGTAATCCAAGACTTCATTCTACGGTCATCAGCTTCAGAAGCTCTGTATCGTACATGTAGAAATGGTCGTCTGATGTTAGTTCCTAGCATTTGATCGTACACTGTGCTTGTTCCAGCAGGAACCATAACACCTTTAATGTTGTCAATCATACCACGAGTAGTAGCATCGTTCAAATATTTCCAATCAGTCTTATAGAAATCATAAGAACCACGTCTGAAACCATCAAATCCTAAGTTTAATGCCATTTCTTCAGAGTTTTCAAACACCCCGTAAGAAGTACCGCCAGCTCCATAAGAGTTCTGAGCAGCTAACATATCATCAAAATTCAAAGATGTAAGTCTATCTAAGAATAACATATTCTCTTCAATAGCCCCTTGCTTGTCAAGATTTTGTAGAATAAGGTCAAAATCCTGTAAAGCACTTCTAGCTCCAGCACCAGCTGTTCCAGTTCCGTTTGCATAGTTTTGGTATACATTACCTCTTGCAGTAATTGCAGCAAACAACCCTTCAGTACCAGCAGTTGTGATTCCTGTTCCTAGAGCAGTATTTGCAATTACACCAGAAGTAGCAGTAGCAGTTTCTCCTTCAACAACAGCCATCTCTAAGTAATCTTGAAAACGTAGACGAGTCTCGCCTTCTGATTTCAAATACCATAGGTATCCTGATGTTCCGTCTTCAGCAGCAACTTCAACCCAACCAATTTGAGCAGCATCAGAGCCACTTATTTCATAAGTATCCTTAATGATAATTGGCTTGTTGTTAAACTGTGTGAATGAAGCCTCAAGAGAACCTTGCATTCCATCTGTACCTTTACCAAATTCAGACCCAAAAACAAATAGATTTACAGCTCCGTCTGCAATGCTAGTTAAATTAACAGTAGTATATGATAATACGGTAAATGTTCTAGCTGCTTGATTGATAGCAGAAACATAACATTTAAGCGTTACAAGTCCAGTAGCAGCATCAGAAACAACAACAGTATTACCTACTCTTATTGACATGTTATGGTCAGAACCTAAAGTAATTGTTGAACCACCCGCTGTTGCAGCACCACTAAGTACAACACTTAAGTTTCCTGCTCCGTTCTCATAACCGATATGCAATCTATTTTGCTCAGACCAGATAACTTGGTCAGAAGTCATTGGCATCTCAGCACCAACCATACGCAAAAATCCAGATAAAGTTCTGTTTCCGTATCGCTCTACTTCAGCTTCATAAATTTCTGGTAAATACTGCTGTGCAAAATCGTTTCCGCTTCCGTCAGCAAAGTTTAAATAATTATCAGCCAAAGTTGTTTTAGTTGGCATCGGTCTTAGGCTAAATGCGCCTAGTGGATCATTTGTTCCAAATTGTCCCATTTTTTTTCTTTTTTAATTTTTAAAATTGTTTTTTCTTAATTCTTAACTTAGAAGAGTCTACCCCAGTTATAGCCTTAACTTTTAACCCATTAATAAAAACACTGTCATCGGCAGTCTGTCTAGGTTTGTCTGAAATGTTCTTTGAACTATTCACCACATCCTTGACAGCATCAGCTTTACCTTGCTCGTAAAAATGAGTAGCAATCTTGTCTACATTTGAAGCAGCATACATAGCTTTATGATAACCCTTATGGTCTTTAACCTCTCCGTTGTCCAGAAACTTTCCGACAAAATCAGTTAAATTAGATTGATCCGCAGCAACTTTAGTTGGGTTATTAATACCATATCTAAATTTCTTTTCTCCGATGTTGAAATCAAAACCTTTGAAATCATCGTTTAAAAGATTAGATGTAGCCTTCTTAAACCTTTCCCTTTTTTGCCCCGCTAAACTTTGCTCTTCATTATATCGATTAAAGAAGTCTGTAGCTTTCTTTTGCTCTTGGGTTACGCCTGGCCTCAACTTGATTTCATCGTAATATTTACCCTTTAAGTCATCCAAAAACCCTTCAGCTTCTGCAACCTCTTCTTTAAACGCAAGCTTCTTCTTGCGAACTTCTCTTTCATCATCAATATCTTCATCATACGAGAAGTTATCTTCTATCAGAAAGGATATTTCCTCAGCGTCTAAGTGAGGTTTACTTTTACTATAATACTCTCTTAGTAGAGTATCGCTATCTATATTGCTATAGTCAGCATTCAATCTTACATAATCTTCTATATTCCCGCCTGTTTCCTCCATAAAAGAAACAAGTTTCTCTATATTTTCTGGTAATGGCTTTCCAGTTTCTTCTGATTGGTTAATAGCATTAACAACTTCTTGCGTTGTTTCACTTATATCCTCTTCAGTTATTTCTTGTATGGCTGAAAACCCATCATCTTGAATGGAGCCTTCCCCTGGTGATACTTCTGCTTCCACTTCTTGTACAGCTTCGGCTTGTTTATCTGCAACCAAGTTTGTTGTTTCTTGCTCTGTATTGGCATCCTTTTTCTCTTCACTAGAAGGTATTACAACTTTAGTTACCTCTGATTCTTCTGCTTTCTTAGCAGACAAATCCACCTTAATAACTTCAGGTTGCTTACCTAGTTTTTTCATTGAAGGTTTTTTCTTTATCTTAAATTCACCCTCTTGCTTTACTTCTTTTTCTTCTGACATAATATAATATAATATAAATTAAAAATTAACTTGGGTCAAACTCTCCTAAACCAAACCCCCCACTTAAGACATCATTACCTGTAGATTCAAAGTTTTTAGGTAATAAATTGTTTTTTCTTTGGTCAATCATTTCAGATTGCTGAGTTCCTGTTATCTTAACCCTCTTATCTTTCCTATCCTCTATCTCCTTTTCTTTTAGGCTTTCAGCATCTACCCTAACCTGAGCTAGTTTCATGTTGAAGTTAAACTCGGTAGCCATCAACTCTCTTTTTATCTGAGCCTCTGCCTGCATTCTCTGTATCTCAAACTGAGACTTAGCCTGCTCTATACTCACTTTCTCAGCCGTTAACGCTTGCTGTTTCTGTACTTCAGACATCGCTGCTTTTTCAGCTAACTCTGCATTAGCCTGTGCTTGCGCTTGTATATTAGCCTGCTGTGCTTGTTGTGCTGCTGCCTGCTTTTTCTTTCTCCTATCCTTTAGCATTTCATTTGCTAACTGAAGGTTTTTTACCTGTCTTATATCTATGGCGTCCTCTAAGTCTATACCACCTGATTGCAACGCAACCTGTATGTTTTGCTCTAATTGAGCTTTTATTTCATCGTCTGGCTCTAATTCTAAGAAGATACCAAAGTCATGCAAGTTTAATTGACTTATTTCAGCTAAGGTTGCAACATTAAATTTAGTTAAACTATTCTCTAATGAATTTGCGGTTAAGGCGAACTCTAACGAATCCGCTATTCTCATAGATACGTTCTCACATATTCTAAGTGATATATAACAACTAGCCTGTAGTATGTGTCTTGTTGCTACATTTGATTGATTAGCAGCCATCTTCTGCAATCCTACCAAAGCATCTTTAGCTGGGGCAGAACCATCTCTAGCCTCATTAAGCCCAGTAACGTCTCTTATCATTTGCAAGTAATACTGATAAGTCTGTATTAGAGACTGTATCTTAGCACCTCCGCTTGATGTTTGCAATTCTTGAATAGGAACCTTTGCTCTATTCATATCTCCATCTTGCGTAATTGACCTACCTAAAACACTACCAGTCTGGAAGTACATATTAAGTGCTTCGGCTGGATTATAGTTTGTTCCGTTACCTAAGTCGACTTCTGCCAATCCATCAACATCTAAGAATACTCCGTCAGGAACCATTCTAGACATAACCTGTTGCAGCTTTAAATGTGTAAGCTGAATCATATCAGCGAATCCAGTTATCTTGCTTACGATAGATTCTATCCTTCCTTGATACATTCTAGGAGCACACATAACGTAGTTCATTTCTACCTTAGTGGTATCTGCAAATGGTCTGGTCATATTCTTAGCCAGCTCCCATCTAAGCATTTGATTGTTACCCAGTATCTTAGCTCCACTGTATAACACCTCAATGGTTCTTGATACCTTTTTGAATGTATCGTTCTCAGGAGGATTAAATTCGTCTGTCTTTTGTATTGCTTTTTCTAAGCCGTTAGGGCCTTGCTTAATTTTGAATACCTGGTTATTATAAGTTTTGTATTCAAAAAACAAAACCTGAACAGTATTTTTATCGTAAGCATTCCAACCAGTAACATACTCTCTGTTGCCTGGCATCTTTTCAATTCTTTCTAGCTCTTCCTTTGATATGTCAGGAAACTGCTTTTTTAATTCTGGTATCGTAAGTGCCTTAACTTCACCAACATAATATACATCCTCAAAGTTAGGATCATCAGTGTATGAATAAATCATTCTAGCAGGGTCGCAATATTCAAGAACTACGCCTTCAGCTTTATTCCAAGTAGTCTTAGCAGCACCAATTCCCAGTACAGCTAAATCATAATTAAACCTCTTTTTTACTTCGTTAAACTTATTCTTGGCTAATACCTGATTTATAACTTCCTCCTCAGCTACCTCAATAGCTTGCTTGTAATCAAGCTGCATGTGCAAGGAAAGCTCTTCTTCTGACTGCGGTAAATTCTCTGGGTTTTTAGTGTTGAATGTGTTTACCCCAATTGCAGCATTAAGTGCCTCAATCTCCTCTTTGGCTATCATGTCCTGCATGATGCTCTCAGCGTATTCAGTTCTTTTTCTTATAGACTCTGGGTCTTGGGCATATGCTTTTATTTCAAATTCTTTTTCAGTAATACCGTTTACAACTATATCTACAAATTTAGATATAACTGGAACAGGCTGCCAGTCTAAGTTTAAATAAGATAGGTCACCATTAATTGCTAGTTCATCTTTATATTTCTGTACTGGCTGCTCTCCTCTTGCATAAAGCCTTAATGTGTGAAAATGATTATAATTCTGAGAAAACCTATTCCCCATGCCACCTTGTCTAAACCATTCCGATTCAACAGCTCTACCAACCTGTACGCCATATTCAAAGCTTGATTTTTCAGCGTCACTAACTACTTGGCTAGGAAATACACTATTTGGGTTTGCGCCTATATTCATTTATTTATTATTTTTGAAAATTCTCCAGTATTATCGTATTTCTTAAATCCTAGATTTATATTTTTTCGTACCACTTTATTTATTGGTGCGTATCTGTTTCTGTTACAAGCCATTATGGCTAATCCTGAGCTTATAGAAGCATCGTGCTTAGTTCTATTATTAATATTAAACCTAGCCCAATCTTCTAATGTTCTTTGAAAGTACATATCTCCCATTTCATCATCACCTAGTATTCCAACTAATTCCTCTATATACGTTTCAATTGCAGCAGCATGCGCTTGTTTTATATCTTCGCTTGAGTTAGGTATCCCGCCAATCTCTTTTTCTGTTACAGATAACTTATTTGATAACTTATCTGGCCTGTTCATAGAGTAACCTCTATAACCCCTTCTTTTAAAGTGATATAACAATCTAGGTTTGTTGTTTTCCGCTAGTATAGGCATACCATAAAATACGCAAGCCATAAGCACATCCTCAAAGAATATCTCAGCAGTTTGTGGCCTAGATATGTATTCTAAAAAGAAATGATTTGAAGGGGCATCCTCCATACTAAACTTAGTTAATCCATGTAACGAACCGTTAGAACCTCTATTATCTACCGTTCCAGATATATCGTAACTATCACAACCAAATGCGCCTAAGTGCTCATTACCAGGGTATTTAATACTATGCTTTGTTATAACCCTATTCTGTAAGCTAATTGGAGGTATCCAACTGACATAAAACCTACCATTTTTATTTGGCATGAATATAACCCTTGTATCTACAATACCTTTTTCCCACTGGAAGTTACCTTTTGTAACTAACGTACTGGAAGCCATAGACTCGTTATGGTCTATTTGCTGGTAAATCTTTGTTAGGTTGAATAAAGATTCTTTTGCTTCGTCTCTAAATGCATGTTGCTCCGTTCTAGGGAACTGTCTGTAAAATTCGTTTAGACCATCTTGGTCTTGTTTTAATCCATTAACCTCATTCTCCCAGTAACTTATTACCCCTTTTTTAATAGGTATTCCATACGGATCGCTAACTGGCTTTTCTGGTATGTCGAAGACAGGCATTCCGTAAGAATCAATGTATCCCTCGTAATTCCATTCCATAGGTATGAACAAAGAATATAATCCAGAAGCAGTTTGTCCGTTACTGTTTCTTTTTTCAACGTCTGAGGCATAATATAATTTTTTAAAATTGCTACCACCTTTATCTAAGGCATTGCTTGTTGATCCCATCATACACTTGCCAATAATCCTGCTACCCAGCCTTAGACAAGTCTTTGTTACTCTCCAATTGTTTAATATGTTATTAGGCTTTTCCCATTTACCAGATTCATCATGCACTAGCAGTTTAAGCTTCTCACCATCATAAGAGTTATCTCCTGTGTTCTTCCAATCAATCGTAGAGTCCAACCCTTTTATATCTGCAACAGTTTCGTTTATATCAAGCTTTCTTCTAGTAAGCTTTGAAGCAGGTACTCTATATGCTAATTCCGTCTTTGGTCTATCCATACCATCCTGTATGGGTTTAAAGAAAAACGGATAGTTAATAGATATAGGTACTATCTTATCCGTAAACATCTTCTTTGCATCAGGCCCTGATTTTGATAGCACGCCATATCTAGAATCTGTAGACATTGTAGCAAGGTTAACTGTTTCTCCTGACGACATAAATGAAAATCCACTACGCCTGTTCTTTAAGTAACACATTCCGAAACACCTTGTATCAGCCTTGCATGCCTCCCAAAATATATAAAACAATCTGTTTGATTCTCTGAAGTCTGCATTTCCAACATCAATCTTTGACCATTGTAAATACATATAATGTGACCCTGTAATATAAGTAGACTTACCTTTGTTGGAAAAGAAAAATCCAGTATCCCTTCTTTCAAATTCTGTTTCGATATAATCGTACCAGTCTTCTTTAAATTCTTCTGGGTATTCCTTCCAGTCAAATATTGTTTTAATTCTGCTTAACTCTTTAGGGTAATCTAACTTACCCCATTTCTTTTCTTTAAAGTTGTGAGTTTTAAACTCAGCTGGTAATGCTATTTTAAGATTTTGTATTTCGTATATATCACCTATCTTACCAGTTTTACTTATAACGACCATATCATGGTCTTCGTCATATCCATACTTCCAGGACTTGACCTTGTTTTTCTTTTTTAGAGTAGCAGGTTTTATATAGCCATCCAGTACCCTGTATAATGTTTGTTCGTACATATTATTCGAACTTTGCTCTACCTTCTGCAAAACCTTTAAAATTCTGCTGCTTCTTTGAATCTCCTTTCTTATCGGACTCATTTAGCATATCCTCCTCTTCCTGGATTCTATTAAGAATCTCAAAGGCATCGAATATAGCCAGCTTCTTAGTTGCCGCTGCATTCTTTAGCTTATCTGCTGTTAGGTCATCATCGGAATCTACAATAGCCTCTTTAGCTACTTTAATTAATTCCTCAACTGCTTTTTGCCCAGCTTGGATTATACTCTTCTTCGTTTCCTTTACGTTCATGCTTTGCTACAACGTTAATTAATTTCATACAATATAATAATTCTCCATCTATTACAAACTCAAACTCAGAGGTTGGTCTGAAGGATACTAAATCACCCTCATAAACCCCCAGCTTGTCTAACCCCTCGTTACCATGCTTTAATAAGCCCATAAGAGGCTTCTCCTTGCTTGTAATAAAAATATCATGGTTTGCTAAGGGTTTTATAAAACAGTAGTCTAAATGAGCTGTATTAGCTCCGTACATATATATCTGCTCTGGTGAGCAAGCATATAGGTCTTCTTTTATAAAACTTCTACTGTTTTTTTCATTGCCTCTTATATCATAAAACCTTCTAAAGACATTGTGGTGAACAACAACCTTGTCACCTATCTCCACATTTGTTTTCATTGATAATGGCAAAGCTACTACCTCAGCAATCTTGCTTATGCTCTTGAACTCCTCTATTTTTGTATTTACTACAAGATCTACATCTCCGACTTTTACTGTGTTATTGTATCTACCGTTTATAGGTTTTACAATAAAATCATGTACGCTTTTCATTAATACTGTAAATCGTACTCCACAGAGATAGCCATGTTAGAATTAAACTTCTTCCAAGGCAATACTTCGTTGTTCTTCTTTATGTAAATGTTATAAGAGTTATCTTTCTCATCTAGGAGAATATCAGATATTTCATGACCACCGTACACTTGCTGTGATACAGCGTAATGCATAGCTTCATTTTTGTAATCAGCACCAATGCTAATTTTCCTTATAACACTTCCCATTATTCGCTAGGGATTTCCTCAATATCAGTATAACTACCGTCATCAAGATTTATATTAACTCGCCCGTACTTCTCTTCTAGTGATTTCTTGGTGTCGTTAACTTCTTTGTTTATATCTACCAACACATGAAGTATCTCGTGCTTTTGCATTTCCAGGGTTCCTAAATCTTGCTTGATTTCTGCAATTTTAGTTTGCTGCTCCCTAACTTCTTCTAACTCTTTTTCAGTTATGTTCATTATATTAAATTAAATTTGATTATACTCTACTTATTATTACCTAAAGTTTTCCATTTTTCTGCTCCTCTTGAACCAAAGTAAGCAACGTATACTGTTGTAGTTAAAGTTTGTAGTAAATTAACCCAACCAGTATCCACAGAGAAACTAGCGGCCTCAATGCTATCTACCCATATTAGAGCTACAGTCATTAAGGTTAGAAATATTAATGACATTGGCCTGGTATTTTTAGATAGCCACGAATCGGATTTCATATCAGCAACCCAACGCTTACTAACCTCCTTCATTTCTACTGTGTCTTGGTCTATAAGCTTTAGTGCTGTTTCTTTATCTTCAGCGGATATAGATTCATCTTTAGATATTAAATTTTTCACAACACCAAGAGCACCATTAGTAGGCAATATATCGCCAACCATATTTAAAATTCCAGGTGCTTTGTTTTTTAAAAACGCAGCTATCTTCGTATCCTTAAATTTTTTTTTCATTTACTTTTCATTAGTTTGTCGTGTGCTTTTCCTTTTTTACCACCTTGCCCTTTCTTAAATTTTTCATAAACTTCTCTTGCACAAGTAGATGTTTTACTACAATCACCAGCTTCTTTGACCATACCTCGAACACCACCAGTAGCTAGATTTTGTCTACCAGTCGATGCTTTTATGGTTTTTCTTTGGTTCTTACCAGCTTTTTTATGGAATTTTTCCGCATCCTTAACTTTTCCTTTAAGCTGACTAGCAGTCATTGGATTAGCTTTTCTTTTATTAGCAGCCGATTGATCTTCTTGCCTTTGAGATGATCTTTCCTCAGCTCTTCTTCGCACTGCAGCAGGATCATTATAAGGAAGATTTTCAGGTGCAGCAAACATAGTGTTGCTTACAGGTACTGCTGGAATTTCTTTTGGGTTCTTTTTCTTCTTAACTACCTTTATTTTATTGCCTGTCATTAACAGACCGCTTGTTACTATATTAGGTTTAAACATTGTATTTGTTATCTTTATATTTAGTTTTTGATTTGCTGTAAGCTTCCTTTTCCCAAGGAGAGCTCTTTGGACTAGCCATAGCTATTTTACTGTCGCTTTTAGAATAAGTTTTACCCTTCCAGTATATATTGTTTTCATCGTAATCTAAATCACCTCTAGACATCTGATTAATATGTACCATCTCATGGTCAATAACTTCTTTATGAAACTTAGGGTCTAACTTACTGTTGATCACTATAGTTCCATTATTATTGCTTTGCCCAAGGATACCTTCACCTAAATCAGATTCATAGGTAGGTACTGGTTCTTTTACATAAGGAGGTGATTGTAGTTTGAATGCCATAGTTATTTCATATGTTTACCAATTTGACTTCCGCACATTTTAATTCCGCTTGATGTAGATGATTTACCAGAACCCATTGAAGTTCCTCCGCTTTTCATTGAAACTTCACTTTTATATTTAGGGCTAGACTGAACCTGCCCGAATTTACCTAGAATAGCGGTATCTATTTCTGCTTTTTTTGCGTCTATTCTTTTTTGGTGTTCAGGAGAAGGTATTCCACCCGTTGTCTTTACCGTTCCTGCTCCTGCCTCTCTTACACTATCAAGCACTGCTTGCGATCCGTCACTAAGTCCAGGAGCCTTCCAACCAGCAAGAGGGTCGTTAGCATAGTCGCCATATCCTACCTTTGGATTAATATTTACCTTCTCTTCCTCTATCGGTCTAATAGGTTTACTTGTAGTTCCAGATTCCTCCTGTTTTTTCCTTGAGCTATCTCCGTTACTCATAATTATTTAGTTGAAGCACGGTTATCAATAGGCATATACTTTAAATCAGCACTCATATTCATACCGCTACCTTTCATATGCTTCGATATACTACAACCTGCTTTCATATCAATACCACTACCCATAGATGTTCCTGACATATAAAGGTTAGACTGATCAGAGCCTAAAGCCTTAGACCTCATAGAAGGCCCTTCTCCAGCAGCTTCTTTTACTGCCATCTTCTTTTCATATCGACCTGCTTTAGTGTCTCCGTCCACAATAGCGTTGCGAGCGTAATCCTGTGCAATTCTTTTTCTTGACTTATCCATATCTATTATTTATTTACTATTAACAATTCCATCTTCTTCTTGCCGCTAACCCTCTCTCACCTTTCCAGCCTTTTGACCTAGCACAAAAAGATTTTCTTCTACCAGCGTCTTTGCTGCCTGCTTTAATCTTAGAAGGGTCTTTAGTTACAGCAGTTTGCAACTTACTTCCAGGATTATCCTTTCGGTATTTTTTAACACCCTTCTCACTCATTCCACCACCAGCATCAGTTCCTGTACCCGTAGGATTTGCTTTATTGTAATAACCTAAAGACTTCTTCTTTGAAGGAGCTGGTGGTTTACTCTTTGCTAGAAAAGGACTGCCGTGTTGCGTATAAGCCATTATATTGCTTTATATTTAGTTTTACCGTTATACTTGTAAGCCTTTAATCGCATATTTCTATTTTCTTCTTCAGAAACATAAGACACATGTAGCCAACTCGGATTCTCATCCGAACCAAATTCCCATATAAGCTGGTCATAAGATAAGTTGTTTTTAATAAACTCATACATTTCTGCATTAGTCTTATGTCCATAAGAATCATCTAAATCAAAAGCTTCTCCTTTACAGTGCTGAGAAGTAAAACTTCCTTTAAGTACCCTGTTTAATTCTTCAGACCTAAAGAAACTATTAATCCGTATAGGGGCTCCTACATACTCTCTAAGCGGCTCAAATATTTCTTCGGATAGTAATGACATATTAAGTAATTGAGTGGCGTTAGGGTCGTTATCTATCCCCCAGCGAGTTGCCGTAGAACTTCTTATACCTTCCTTATACGATACATGCTTACTTATTTCCATGCTTTTTCTTTTTATAAAAATAAAACCACTTATACAAAGTGTATGCTATTGTTAAGATTAATAAAAATATTTTTAATATTACTTCTATATCAGTCAATGTCATAAACATGACGATAGTGCTAAGTAGCCATATCTTCAAATCTGTTACGTCCATTAGTTCATACCTAAACCATCCGTACCCTTGGCTATCTTTGTAATAGGGCCTGGTATATAAGCCGCTGCATTATGAGCTAGTAGCTTGATACCATTTGCACCACTGCTAGACCCCTTGCCTTTCGGCATAGAGTCTAGATCTAAAGGGCCATCCCAGATAGCATCACTTCCTTGCTCTGGGGCATATAATCGTTTTCCTTTTTTCATAATTTTTGTTTTAATTGCCTCTTTTTAATTTGTTCTAGACTCAAACGTTTTGGATCAAAAAAAGTGCTATTTTCTGCGGATTCTTGAAACCATTTATTTGATAAAAAACGAGTACCTTCTTCAGTTTCCTTATTTTTTGGTGTATTTACATTCGATTTGCCTGGTTTTACAATCTTTCTAGTAGGTTTTATTGTTGTAACTTTTTTGCCTACATTCGATGAGCCTTGTTTTCCAATCCCACTACCTGGTCTTTTAGTTGAAGAATGTTTAGTAGCTACATTTCCAGTAAGTTTTTGAGCAGGTTTTGCTTTAACTACCTTAGATTTTTTAACTGTGCTACCAGTAGTAGCATCCATAGCCCAATTACGTTTTTTGTATTCAGCTATTCTTTCTTGGCTTCCAGAAGCCATTTTACTTAAGTCACCAGAACTTGCTTTCTTTTTATTGAAATCTGGCGTACTAATATCCTCCTTAAAATTATCAGATAATTCTACATCTATTTTTGAATCAAATCCTTTCTTAGCACCAAATCCTGTTGATGTTGCCGAGCCTACATTAGAAGACTCTTTTTTTGCTGCTCCATTTTCTGTGCCAGCTACCTTATTAGCTTTAATCTTATTAAAAATTATACCAAGAGCAGTTCCTGTTTGAGTGCCCTTACTTCCACTAGCAAGTCCAGATAAAACGCCAGAGTCAATATCTTCTTTGGCTGACTTTCGATTTTCTCTTTTTGTACGTTCTTTTTTCTCTGGGGTCTTTTTTATTAAACTATTATCACCATTTCCACCTATAATACCTATATTATCACTAACTTTAGCTTTATCAGCTTTATCAGCTTCTAGTATTTTATTAAGATTATCGTCAGGGCCACTACCAGGCCCGCCTGTAAAATGAAGACCCGCCTTTAATGACTTTGCGTATATCATTGATTTTGTCTTGTAACCCATTTTTATTTATTTATAATGATTTATCGTTGTTTACGTTTTTAATTGATTTTATAAGTACCTTGTCTGTGTACTTCTTACCCTTCATTATTGAGTTACGTTTAGTGCTGGTAGGTATATCCTCATCCCCTAACATAATTCTATATATTCTACTTATAAGCTGCTTTCCCTTAAACGACACCTTATATACGTTAGATTTAACTGTAGTCCTGTTCCTAGCTGAAAATAATGTTATCCAGCCTTCCTGCTTTAGCTTAGACCACCTTCTAGTATCCCAGCTATAAGAATAAGAGCCGTTTATAAAATCAAGTCTGTTAAAAAGACCAACACAATCTAGATATATTAATAACTCTAAATCTGCACTGTTCAACCCATTGTTCTTGCAAGCCCATTGTCGTATTATCCGATAATGCTTTAACAGGTGTAAGTCTCGTACATCGCTGGCCTCTAACTTTCTCATAAAACTACAACAACATCAAACTCTTTGATAACCTTATACATAGTCTTGTCAACTTCCATATCAAATCCAGCGTGTCTATCATAGTAGATAGTATCCCCGTCCTTAACACCTTCAACAAGGGCTCCTATGGTTTTAACCTTAGCCTCCCTGTATCTTATATCGTCCCTATGAGTTTCAGCTAATAACAATCCTCCCTTGGTAGATACCTCACCTTCTTTAACTGGCTCTATTAGTATATATTTTCCTACTGCTCTCATGCTCTTAAGTTATTAATTACACAATCAGTAGCTAGTATTGTATTTGCTACAGATGCAGCATTCTTCAAAGCACTTTTAGTTACCAGCAAAGGGTCGACTATTCCTGCGCTAATCATATTTACCATTTTTCCTGTAACCACATTGTATCCCTTACCTTCAACCTTAGGTGCTTCAAAGTCCTGCATGCCTGCATTTTCCATTATAATATCAAACGGAGCCTTCAACGCTCTTAGTAAGATTTCTTCACCTAAGCCTTTAGGTTTAATTTTATTGCTTGCATTTAGTAAGGCTATTCCCCCACCTGGAAGTATACCTTCCTTGATAGCGGCCTTGGTTGCACATATTGCATCCTCAACCCTGTCACTCTTTTCCTTTAATTCAACTTCCGAGTTAGCACCAACTTTAATAACACCAACTTTGCCCGCAAGCCTAGAAAGCCTTTTTTCAAGCTGAACTTTTTTAAAGGGAGCACTAGTTTCTTTAAGCTGTAAATTAATCTTTTTAATAAGATTGTCAACGTCATCATTAACGCCTTCAGTTTGTAAGATAGTTTCTTCATTGTCTGTAGTTACCTTTAAGCATGTTCCTAAATAATCTGATTCAATCAGATCCATATCGTCCCCTAATTCTTCGTTTATAACCTTAGCTCCAGTTAATGCAGCGAAGTCTTCTAGTATCTGCTTTCTGTTTATACCGTAATCTGGTGCGTCAACTATATTAGCCTTGATATTACCTTTCATGGCATTCATTGCCAATGCTGTAATTACCTGCTCATCTGCATCACCAATTATAAGTAGCTCTTTCTTTTCCTTGATAATATGTTCAAGTATGCTTTGTATCTTTCTTACGTTAGGTATTTTGTCCTCTACTATAAGTACCAGCGGGTTATTTAACTCGCAAGTACCCTTTTCTTTGTTATTCACAAAATGCATACTTTTAAGACCCTTGTTTAAGGTAGCTCCGTCAACTATTTCAGCGGTTGTCTTCTCATCGTTAGATATCTCCATACTAACCACCCCGTTATCACCAACCCTTTCAAATGTACTAGCTATAACCTCTCCTAAGTACTTGTCATTGTTGGATGATATTGTGGCTACATGATTAAGCATTGAACCCTCTACGGACTTTGCTTTGTTCTCCAGGTAACCAATTACCTTCTCAACAGCGGAGTTTATACCATCCCTAATTTCTCTAGAGTTGTAATCCTTTGTATTAAAAGCCTCCTTTAGTATAGAGTGTGCCAGCACCGTAGCCGTTGTTGTTCCATCGCCAGCTTCTTTTACGGTTTGCCTAGCAGCTTCCTTTAGAAGCGTTGCACCCATGTTTTCTACGGGGTCTAACAGTATAATTGAATTTGCTACAGTTACACCATCCTTTGTTATTAGTGGTTTGCCAGATCCATCCTCAAGCATAACACATTTACCACTAGCCCCTAATGTAGAGCTAACGGCACGTGTTAATTTTGATACACCTTCAAACACTTTATTTTTACCTTCGTCTCCGAAGTTTAAATTCTTAACGATTCCGTCAGACATATTTTATTAAATTAGATTAGATTATATTGTTACTCTTTTGACCTAGAGATAAGGTTTATGTCAATGCTGCTGTTGCTACAAAAGTGTTTGCCGTTTTACAAATGTATATTTTTGAGTCAGATGTATTAAACACCATATCACCTATTACACCTGAGGCGGGCGCACCAGCAGTAGTTTTTATTTTAATGAATCCTGCGATGTCTTCGATTTTTACTCCTTGGTTATTTGTTCTTGTATTCTTTGGTTGTAAGTCTGTTCCTTTATCAAAACCACTAAATACCGTTTCTAAGTTAATTACTTCGTTTGTCATTTTTTTTGTTGTTTAAGTTTTATGTGTATAATTCTATTATTACCTATTTTATTATTTATTTACTTTATTATATAGATTTTCCATCTGTCTTTCTAATTTCTCAAAAAGACTCTTTCTATTCTCCATGTCCATCTTAAGTAGTTGTATTGCGGTGTCTCTGGCAGAGTCTAACTCTTTGTTCTCAGATAACTCTCTTTTTATATACCTAACTTCTCTTTCTGCTTTATTAACGAGATATTTTGCTAGAATAGCTCCTAACACTCCTCCACCTCCAAGTCCAGCACCACTATTCATTAACGCATCTATAATCTCTCCACTCATATTTGGTTGTTGTTTTTGGTTGTTATTTAATGTTTAAGTTGGTACATCTGGCTGAGTTACATAGAAATCTGTAGGAGTTCCTAGCACTATTTCAATACTTGCATCAAAAATAATATACCAGAATATAGGTGTATCTAAATTTGCCTCGTTGTAATTCACCCAATAAATTGTGACATCTTCTGGTGATTTTGGAAGACCATAATGTTCCGCACATTGTGTTCTTGCTGATATTGCTTCAGCCTCTGTAGCGTACTTGTACCCGTTTACTTGTTCTATCATTTTAATTAATATTTACTAATTTTTGATTATCCGTTAACCAAACGTTGTCTGCTGGTAGCTTGCTCTTATCTGTTGCGTGTCCGTAGTATATCATGGTGTAATTTCTTCTGTCTTTAAAAAGGTTACATTTTCTACTTCGTTAAAATCTACCCATCCAAAATCTATACAAATTTGTTTAAAAACAATGTCAACAAAATAACCTTCATCACATTTTGTAGGTGACACAAAATTATTTTTACTAATTTTTGGATTTCCTTCTGGTTTGATTTTAAATATTAAATATTTCATCTTCCCCCCTCTATAATATTGGCATTTAATGTATTTATTGAGTCATTTAAGTCTTGCATTTGATTTGCTGTTAATCCTTGACCCTCAAAAACAACTGTAAATTCCATATTTGAAAAACCTGCTGCTGTTCCTCCATTATTTTGACATAAAACACCCATAGGAGCAGTTGCCATATTGTTGGTTGGAACATTTCCAGTAAAATCTAATACATTATTAAAATAAATATTAAAATTTGAAGAATTTGTTCTATTATTTATAAAAATTCCTGTTGGAAACTGACCAGCACCAACATCTTGTATAAAAGGTGAATTATTACCATAATATCTGCTACCTGCAGATACAACCATTGCATTATATGGATTAGTTGAGGAATTTCTAACACCCATAAATGTAGCGCCAGAAGCTGTTGTTTGTGTTGTCCTTACAGCGCAACCGAATGAATTACTATCTAATATAGAGCCGTGATTATTTGCAATATAGCTGGTTAGTAAGTACATATTTGCACCGTTGCCTTTAATGCCTGTATTTGCCCAAGTTGGAGAGTTGTAAGCTGTTAAATTATATCCGCCCTTTAAATCGTTTAAAGATGCCGCTAAACTCGTTGCGGATGCTAAGTTAATCCAATGTAGAGAGTTCCATACATCTGAATTGTTAGTTGTATTACCTGTTCCTTTTAAATTTGAAACTAGCTGTTCGATGGCTGCTATTTCAACAAAATTAGTAATCCCTCCTGCATTTATATATGCATTTGCATCAACATCAGAACCGTTATATGGTAGATACGCATAAATCTTGTAAAAAGTGTTAATGTTAATATCTATTGCAGTTAAGTCAGTTGTTTGGTCTGACGGGTACATAATTAATTCTTGCATTTTGCCTCTCCAGCTTCTTCCGCTAAGACCTCTATCTTTTGATATTTGGTCAGCCGTGCCGCTAGATGCTGTATGTATTAAAGTCAACAGAACTTGATTTAATTGCCTGTTGGTAGTCGTCAAATCTGTAGTGACACCGTTAATTTTATTATTTCCGCTCGTTATGAATGATGGCATTGAAGTATATATCCATTGTTGCCCTGCGCCCGAATCATATTCGTGAATTAAGTAACTGTTTCCTAGGATGTAGTTTTTAAATGAAGAAGCTGCTGTTACTGCATTTAAGACGTAGAAAATAGACCTGATGTTATTGAGTTGAGTAAATTCAAAGTAAGAATCTCCTGCTCCTGGTGCATAATCAATCGCTGGTTTACCATTGTCCAATACAACCACACCAGCCGAAACTAATTTTGGTTGGTTGATGGCTGTTAATTGTTCTGCGTGATTTCCGTTTGCAGATTGGTCAAACCATTTTGAGACAAATCCATCGCCAGAACCAGTAAACGCCAATAACGTTCCGTCTGTAATCTCAGTAGATGTAAAATCTTGTTCTGCACTATCGCTACTTCTTCTAACCCTGACAACATTTACTTCATTTCCATCGGCATAAACACCTAGTTGCCTTAACGAATAGGCTACACTAGCACCTGAATAATCGTATAAAAATCCGCTTATTGGTTCAGGGTAAAGATTATAATGCGTGTTAATATTGGTCAGTATTCCTGCTTTGTTGGAGGACTGATTGCTGTTATAAATTATCACCTCTTGTTCGTTCATTTCAGGCGGAAAATTTAATCCTGCAGCTCCAATAGTAAGGGCAGAAGCACCTGACGTACCTGCATTACCTATGACTTCACTTCCACCGTTTAAAGATACTGCTGTAGATGCTCCATTTGCGAGCGAATAAAATAATCCTCTATTTGTGTTATTTGCTCCTTGAATAACATAGGCACCGTAGTAACTTCTAAATGAACCTCCTATGTTATTATCTGCATAACTATTTCCACTTCCTGCATATCCAATTGCTACCCTTGTTGTAGTTCCACCAACTCGATAGCGTCTTAAATTAAATAACGTAAATGGCTGCGAGCCTACTAAGGGTGCATTTAATACAGAACCGACATTAAGAACGTGAAACTCCATTGTTGGATTTACACCAGAACTGTCTAACACTAATACTCCACTTGATACAATTCTTGGCTGCTTGTTTTGAGTAACTTGAGTTGCGTGGGCATTGTTTCCAGATTGGTCATACCACGTTACAACCCTACCATCTCCTGAGCCTGTAAACGCTAATAAGGTTCCATCTGTAATTTGCTCGGCTGTAAAATCTTGCTCCGCACTATCACTAGAACGTCTAACTCTAATAACATTAGTGGTTGCCAACGCTATTTTTCTAAGCGAATAAGCTGCCGCAGCACCTGTGTAAACGTCTAGCAGTAGAGGTACTACTGGAGCAGACTCACCTCCACCTCCTCTTATCTTATTATACGGGCTCATCCCCGATGCTGACAGGAACGGCATTATGAATAAGCTATTACAGAACCAGTGGCTACAATCAATGTTTTAAATGTCTCTCCTTGAGGAGCAGTTATTAATGCGCCTTTATTTAAATTAACAGATGCTAATGATTGAGAGGTAAGATAGTCTAATCCAAAGTCCTGGTAGGCTAGTGTTATTACTGGGCCTGATCCTGTTCCTAACTCACCTGCTGTAACTGTTATTACATCCCCTATCACATATCCAGTGCCTGCGTTAATAACTGTAACGACCCCCGTTGCTGCTCCAGTAACTGTTATGTTTAATACTAACCCACTTCCTGAACCGCCTGTATAGGCTACATTATTATATTGACCAATAGTGGCTGCTGATATTGCGGTTGTTATAGCTGCGGCCCTTACAGTCCCTGTATTTATAACCTGTGGCACTGACTCGTCACCCCCAGATAATGCGGAAAACTGCGTATCGTCTTCTTGAGCTATAAACGCATATATTCTCTGGTTATTATAAGTAGCAGCGGGCATATACTTACTACCAAATACTCCTGCTAATCTATCTTGACCTATTCCTTTACTTGTGTTTGACATGTTATATTATTTTGTTTGTTTTATGAGTAATTTTGAATTATAGAAGCGTATACAGCAATACCGATAAATTCAAATGTCACTATATCTACTCCTGTAGTACTTATTGTAGGTAAGGTTCCTCCTGCCCATTTGACAGGGTTACCGTTAGCCACCCATCCCGATACACTACTAGTTCCACTTAAGTTAATAAGAGCTACTTTTGCAGTTACCCCAGATGGCATTAATGATACATTAAAGTTATTTATTCCAGTGAGAGGATCTATATAAGCAAAAGCCCCTAATGATGGGTCGAATGAGGTATCGCCTGAACCATCAATCGTCAACGTCTGAGTACCTATCTCTATAGACGGAACGCCAGATATACTTCCAGTCATTGACCCACCAGTTAGTGGTAGATAATTAGACAGAGCAGAAGTCGTCCATGAAGCGGTAGTACCGTTTGACGTTAGTATGGTATTATTAATTCCTATAGGTAAAGCAGTTGGCACACCATTAGAATCGCCTAACCAAACATTGCCCTGTGGTATATTAGGTAGGTCATTAGACCTTCCAATTGCCGTTACCTGTAAAGAACCACTACCACTTGCCTTTAGCACTATAGCTACGTTTTGAACTAAGTTAGTTCCTGTAGGTTTTATAGAGGTTAACCCTCCACCAGAAGCCACGTATATAACATCATTAACTAATGGGTTTGGGCCTGAAGATGGTATGCCGTTAACATTAATTGAGTTAGCAACTCCAATAACAATCATTTCACCTGTAGCACCTGAAGCTATGGCTTCTGTTGCGATACCAACACTTGGCATCTTATTAGGATCTGACGCATCAGCTTTATCTACAATAGCTATAGAACTCCCACTATTAAAACCTGATACATATAAGGGGTCTCCTTTAGCTATAAGACTATTAACCTCTACTGTCTCAATAACTTGCCCACTACCACTATTAGGTAGGGTAGATATTTTAATTCTTTTTGTAGCCTTACTAGAGTCAGCGTTATCTATTATTAGTATGTCATCAGCACTGGTTGGTACAGTCTTTACTGGATATGTATAATTTATTGCCATGTTATTTGGTTTTTAGTTTCTTTTGTACTGTCTTTGACAGCTCTTTAGCGTGGAATAGATACTTACTACTAGCTGTATGTGTTTTACCACTCATTAGCTTACCCTTAGCGTCTTTATGTGTGCCTTTGCCTTTGTAAAGCGTACCGTCTTTCTTGTAATGTGCAACTCCTTTCATATCTTTTGTTATTTCTTCCCTTCTCTCTTAGTTCCGTTACCGTCATTCCCTCTGTTGGCGTTTACGGACTTAAACTTCCCGTCCTTATGGTCGTAATCTTTACCTAATAGCCATAGCTTACCAAACTTATTCTCCGCATCCCTACGCTTTCTGTAGTTCTCGGCCTTCTTGTTCCTTCTGTCTGGTGTCAGAGCTATCTTTAAATCCCTATCGGCTTTATCTTTTGCTGCTTTAGGGCTTAACTTCTGCTTACTTGACATATTTTTTCCTTGTCTTGTATGAATTGCCGTCCTTATCAAAACCAGAAGTCTTTATTACAGTCTTCTTTGGCGTTTCTTTAATGCTCCTGCTTGAGCCCTTATCAAAAATTTGATCATCATCGTAATGACCTGTTGATGTAACGGCTTCTTTCACACCACGCTTATAATTTATTTTCTTATAACTTTGCTTTGTATTACCCGTAGATCTATTGTCTACACTTAAAGACGAAACTGTTTTGTTCTTTTTTACAAGCGTGGTTTTAGACTTTAGAGTGGCGTTAGGGTCAAATACGTCACCCTCACTTTCTTTCGTTAGCTGCCTTCTTTTGTTTGATAAAACAAATTTGCTAGAAGTAGGTGTCTCCTCATAGGTTCTTGTTCTATTCTTGCTCTTGTTCTTCTGAAAAAAATCTTTAATACCCATATCTATATTTTATCTTAATAAAATCTACATTTAAAACGCACACGATTCTATACTATAACATACTTACATACTATATAGATATTTTACATTCCTAAGATATTTATATGGTCTTTAAAAATGTGCCAATAGCCTGTTACTCTTTATACTTTACACCCTAGTGGCACTTTTTTGAACTCGAGTGTTTGTGTGCGTCTCAAATCAAGTGTTAAAGCCTGGCTTTTAGGAACATATATTTTATATATGTATTCTTGGGGTGCGTTAATTAGGTATTACATCACATATGAAGGGGTAGGGGGTTATATAGCGATTTCAGAAAAATTTTTCCAAAAGGAAACCCATTCCAAAATGACCCACCCCCCCGTGTTTTTCCACAGAATCCCGTATATATAGCGGGTTTTCAGTCGGTTACAGCCACAGCCTCAAGTTTTCCTACAACTATTGCTATCTATGTTACACTTTTGCCCTACCTAACTGCATTCATTAGGTATCACTCACTACTATTGTTAGTCAAGCCTAACTTATTATCTTAGATAAGGTTAATTGATTGTGTTAGTTATGGTTAATTGATTCTGTTAGTTATGGTGAACTATTGCATAACCTCACCACTACTTTCTACCTTCATTCAACAACCCAAAGAATGTTACACTTTTAACTGCACATTCCTCTGGTCACTTTCCTTCAGTGTATATAATGGCTACACAAGCTATTATAAGCCATTTTAAGAGCATTTAGCGTGTCCTATATATATATAGGTATATAAGATTAATTGCGCCCGTTAATTAGCTTGTATTGATGTTAACCTATTTACTGGGCTACAGAGCATAAATGTTACCTGGGAAGCATTATGTCCGAATGCTTCAACCTATTTACTAGGCTGCAGAGCATAATATGTTAACGAATGTTAAATTGTTGTTAAATCGTTGTTAGCAAGTATTGTCAATTATAAACAAAAAACTACTATTGAGTCATGGAAGAGATAGAACAAATGAGTAGTACGAGCGTTAAGACTCTGAAAGTCAATGAGTTGACTAGTTTAAAGACAGTAAATAAGGTAATTATGTTTGGTTTTAATTATCCGCACAACTTTATTTCTGATGTATGGAAAGATAATCCTGTAATGGTAGACCATTTCAATAGCAAGTTCTCGTCTATATATGATAGGGTAGGAAGCAATGCAGTGTTTAACACATTCTATTGTCAGTTATCGGACAATCACAGAGCGTTATTAATTAATTGGATTCTAGAAAATTATAAAGGATAACATTATTAAAATAATAAAACAAACAAAGATGAAGGCAAAAACAAAAGCAAATCAAAGTAATCTAAACAAGGCTATTGCTTGGCTAGTAAAGTACAATGCATTTAATGCAAAAAGAGATGTCATATATGATAATCTAGAATGCGAAGAGTACGAATCAAAGGAATTGAGACGCATAAACAAAAAATGCGAGGATAGTTTCGACAAATACGAATGTTACTGCGATGAACTACCCGCATATGAAGTAGCAAGAATCGAAAAGACAGAGCTATTTAAGCAAGGAAGCTACTAATTTAATATTAATCTAAAAAAAAGAGTTATGAAGGAGATTGTAATTTATACAAATGGAAGTCAGCTATTTACCTTAGAGAACTATGATAGAGGTGCGGGTATTTGCCGACCATTAAATATCACTATTCACAGCATTGTGAGCGAAATACGGGCAAGATACTTACATAGTCACGGGACTATTCATTACGTCTCGGGAATAGGTGATAGAAGAGTATTAGTGGAGAACAAATTGAGAAGAAATTTTAATATTGATAATTTTAAAGTAAATTAAAAGCGTTATGTTAGATTTAAATAAAGAAATGGCTTGGGTTACTTTCCTTCATGATGGGTGGCAAGGTAAATGGCATCCCGTAACTGATGTTGCAGGTAATCATTTAGAATTTGATGATTCTATTATGGATCATTGTAGAGCTCAGTTTAACAATAAAGATAATTGGGTAAGTTTTGGTATTGCACCAACTAGCCAAATGATGATGAACAACTCAGTAAGAGATAATTTATAATTAAAAATAAATAAAATGAAATATATAACAATTTTAGAATCAGAAAATAGCGAATGCCCAAATGTAGGCACAGTAACTATTGAAAACATTGGTGACAAATTCAAAGAAGCAATTGAGTCCCATTTTGATGCAACATTAATTTCCTTTTCATTCGTTGAAGAGCAAATAGAAAATTTAGACGATTGTATAAGCGCTTCACCAATAGACGTATTAGTGAAATTAGACGTTAATGGAGAAGCTTCTGAATATAGAGTTGAATTATCTCAAACTTGGTTATACTAATTGTATATAACAAACAAAGAGCACAAATGGTTTCAGGGGGTTCGATTCTCTCTGTCAGAGGGTTCGACTCCCTCTGTGCTACTAATCCAAATATTAATTTAAGCTAAATGGTTATGGTAACAAAAATAGAAATACAAGCAAAAGAATGGTTCGACAGAGTTAATTGTAATAGCTACTTTGCAGGGACAATAAAGGTTAGACCTCAATATGGTTACGATAAAGAGTATTTAATACCCTTTCAGTACGGATATGATGAGCAGTACGAAGAACAAGCAAAGAAGTTGTTAACGGAATTTAACGTGATATCTTGCGAGTATGGTCAGAATTTAAGAAGGTATTGTTTAGATAATAACATCGAATACGGTGCATTCATTAAGACTAAATGCAAGAAAAGAGAACTCAAGGAAATCGAAAATAGTTACAATTCAAACTTAATTTAATAATCAAATAGGTGATGGCTTACCATCAAAAAAATTATGAATAAGAATGAAATAGTATTTGAAACACTAGAGGCTACGGGATTAAATTGGACGGCTTCAAAGCAAGAATTGTACACATCGAAAGGAACAATTGTTCCCGATAAGTATGCGGTAGAAAGAAGTGATAACGATGCCATTCTTGGTGTGGTTGGTAATAGGTATGAGTTTCTGCAAAACAAAGATGCAGCACATATGCTCATTGAGTCTGCGAATGGTAACTTTAATCCAAACGCTAACTTTCACCACCCTTGGGACAATGCTTCTACACTAGGTAGCTATGGCAATGTAGGTGGTGGTTCAATAGGTAGTGGTTCGGGAGTCTTCCTTCAGCTAGAATTACCTAGTAAGTATATCGGGAAAAGCGATGTGAATAGGTATATTACTATCACAAACAAGCACGATGGCAGTGGTTCGGTTGGATTTGGTAGCACTAATCAAGTAGTGTGTTGCGAGAATACGTTTGCAATGGCAAATAAATTCCTATCTAAATTCAGGCATTCAGCTTCACTACAACAAAGATTAGATGAAGCTATGCGGTTGTTCCAACAAGCAATGAACTACGAGAATAATCAATTGGAGGTATTCGAGAATGCAGCCAATGTTAGATTTGAAAAGAATCACATACAAGATATTGTGATGTCTGTATTCAAGGTAGATGCTAACAAGAATAGGTCAGATGTGTCAACACGAACACAAAACAACATGAAGCAATTCTCTAACGACATAGAGCAATCTATAAACGAACAAGGTGAGACGTTATGGGCATTGTTTAACGCAGTAACTAGGTATACTAATCATTCTACCACTAGAAAAGATAAGGTAGAAAGTCTATTGTTTGGTACGGATGCGACAATATCTGCTAGAGCATACAACACTATGTGTGGTTGGTTAGCGTTAGAGAAAGTGTAGTAATAATACTATAGGGTGGGGATATTCCTCACCCTTAATTTAAACTTAAACAAAAATGACAAATCAAGAAATGGTTATCAAAAGACTAGAAAGACTAGCATCGATATATGAAACATCGAACGTATACTTTTATCAATATGCTACAGAGCAGCTAATTAGACTAGCTAAAAAAGACCTAGATAACGCAATAAGACATCTAGACGGGGCGGTTGAATTTGGTGGTGATCTCAATGTTAAGTTCTTTACCGATTTAAGAACTTACTTTTTAAGATTAGATTAATATGAAAAACGAAAACAAAAGCAAGATGGAACTTACAAAAAAATCACAAGAGACAATTATTAAACTTCAAAACAAGTCTAATGATAACGGTTGGAAAGCAAAACATAGAATGCCTAATATTAACTCTATCAGCAAACTTCTTACAGAACTCAATATTAACCATAGTATTGACGGTATGACTAGACGAACTAGTACTGGCGGTTTGCATTCACCAATTCATACAACAACTGGCACAAAAAATGGTAATATTCTTACAATTAAAAATACTGATATTAAAATTGACACAACACAAATTGGTTGGGGTCATATATGGGGTACTCAGCAACATACTTGTCAAGAAATTTTAGATTTTATTAATAAATAACCTAAATTAAAATGAAAAATTATTACAACACCACTAACGAGAGTGGTAAGCAATTAGAAGTATTTGAAACGAAAGCGAAAACTCAAAACGAAAAGATTATGGAGTTCTTATCGGATCAGAAAGCAATCGAATACGGAGCATCTCAGATACTTAAACTAGTGTTTAATGGTACTATTCCCCTCACAAGTGTGAGAAGGTCAATAACTAATTTAGTAGCCGAGAATAGGCTTAGATACACTGGTGATACTAGGATGGGTAGTTTTGGTCGGCAAGAAAAACTAATTATTGTTAACGAATTGCTAACAATTTAATTATATTTGTGAATCTAAATAAAATAGATATGAAAGATACAGAAGAGGTTAAGCGAGAATTTAAAGAGTTTATATTAGAATGCTGCGACACTGATTTCCCTTTAAAGGGAGATGCACTTGAGGCGGTTATAGATAGATACTTAAAGCTATTAATTTCAACTGCACAAGTTGATGAACTAAAAAAAATGATATTATGAGAAATAACTTTGAAACATACGAGAATTATATGCTGTACAAAGATGTTATATGCAATATAGACAGACATTTAATATTGAAATGCGAGAATGCAAATCAGTTTCACGCATTGGTCTATGAGGAGGTGTTCAATGAGAGCAGCGGAAGTGAAATGGTAAACACATTGGCTATGACATTCCTTGAGTCTTGCGAGTGGAATAGCTTATACTCGACCTCATTCAACATAGCTTACTTAAACGAATAGGCTATGTATGAAGTAATAGTAGATGTTTATGGATCTAGCGATGATGTATTATTCGCAGATGGATTTAACGGTGCAATAATAGGCTTTGAGCCGAATATGTGGAAGGTAGTTTACTCTAGAAACAAAGTGATAGAAATACTTATGAAAGATATGAGTGAAGAGGACGCAATAGAATGTGCTGAGTTTAACACCTTCAATGCGTATGTAGGGGAGAAGACACCACTATGGGTGGATGATATGGAATATCACAAGTAATGTTTAGTATATGGTTAGTATGCGATTGCACTAGCCTTCAAATTAAAAACAAATATTAACTAAGCACATTAACTATATATGTTGTTAGGGTGCGTTTAATTAAATTATTATGAATTACGAAGACTTTTTATTCTCTCAATTATTTATGAACCACATTGAGAACAACGAAACAGAATACCAAGAACTTGAATATGATTTGATATTTCCCGAAGTATTAAATCATCAAGATCTATTCTTAAAATCTAACTTTAATGTAGATGTTAGGAGTGAGTACGATTGTATAATAGATTACCTACTTAACGAGGTAAGGTAATGCACCGTTAATTTAAAACTAAAACAAAATGGATTTACTAGAATTTATTGACAAATACATAGAGGAGCATGGACACTCTAGGGAAACTTTTGAATGTGTAATTAGAGATTTTAAAGAGGCTTTGCTTGAACACGCAATAGGTATGGATGGTAGTATTGATTATGATGATAACGATTATGACTAATGGGTGCTAACGGTTTAGCTATGTGCTGAACGAGGTACGAGTATGGAATATAAATAAATTTAGAAATTATGAATAAGATGAATGTAGTAGAGAGGATAGAAAATTGGTGGTCAGCCAGTGGAATGTCAAAGTATGATCAACTGAGTGTGTCTATAAGCACGAATAGCGACATTACTTTAAGATTCGGATACTGGCTACCGATAGATATGTTTGAGCTAAAGAAGGTAGTCGGAAACGATTATAGTGTTTCGGGGCATGACATAAGTGATGGGGAGAAAAATGAGGCGGTGTTCTATAAAGTAAAGAAGCTATGAAGAAGAATAAGATAGGTCTGCCGACTATGTATGGTAGTAAAATTATCGATACCGATGATATACTATTCGTACAAGCAGATGGTAGTTACTCGGTTGTGCATTGCACGAATGAAAGGGTTATGATATCCAAGAACTTAAACTATGTAGAGGGTAAGTTGATTGAAAGTAACTTCATTAAGACGCATAGATCTTTTGTGGTCAATGCCGATAGGGTTATAGCTTTGCATAGAGATTTAGGTGGTTACTTACTGCTAGATACCGATGGTATATCTATACCTATCAGTGCTAGTAGGAAGCTAGAAGTTAAGGAACAATTAAGGTTAATGTTTAATTTTATATAATAAAATCTATGAAAATTGATAAAGATATATTGCTAGATGCATTAGAAAAACTTAAGTGGGATTTCCAAAACGATAATCGTAATGGTGAACTGCTTATATGGAAGGAGAACGATAAGAAGATTAATCAGATTAACGAGCAGATTAAGCTTATAAAGAGTGTAGATAAGATAGTGTTTAACAATTAAAATCAAATAAAATGAGTAAGAATTTATTAAGTTTCAACAATATAATGAAAGTAATTTGCAAGTACTACGGGGTAAAAAAAGAAGATATACTAACCGTTAATAGGCGACAAGACTTAGTGACTGCTAGGCATATGTTCTGCAACATGTGTAGGTCATACACATGCTCAACCACATCCGCTATAGGTCAATACATAGGTAGAGATCATTCTACCGTACTGTTTGGGTCGGGTAAGATAGACATGCTCTACGAGTTTGATAAGGCTACTATGGTAGATAGAGATGCTATATCTTATGCGATACTAAATGGGGATATTAAGGCTCCTCTGTGTAGAGATATCGTAGATATAGATTGGAATCAAGGTACGGTTACATTCATGAGAAAGGGTGTAGCAACAACAGATAGAATAATTAGATTTTTAAATAAAAATCATTCTAAATCAAAAACCTTAAAACAATAAAGCATGACTAAAGAAGAAATGAATACGTTGGTCGATATGATTATCGAAGCATTAGTTAAGAAGCAGAAGCAATTGGATAAAGAGTTCTTTGATAAGGTCGATGAACGTGACGATAAGAATTACAATGAAATGATGGAGATGGAGGATATGGATGATGGTCAATCGGAAGACATATCTAAGAAGGAAGGTCTATACATAAGGCTACAGAACCTTTATGCTATACAATCGAAGATATTAAAGGACGAGAATTACGAGGCTGCGGCTGAAATAAGTAAGACCATTAAGG